ATCTAATACATTATCAGCTCTTCCTACTGTTAAATCAACCTCCCTGACTAATACTCCAGGAGATAATTGAGGAGTCGCCATGTTTTTCTCCGTAATCTCAGATTAACTGGAAATATTTATTAAAAAGAGTATTTCCAGTGGGGAAATGAGACGTGAATATCTACCAATCAGGATAAACCCAGTCAATCAGTGATGACGGATACTTTTTCTTGGAATTATTGACTCTATTTATTGTACATTCTTTACACTCATACGAATATGAAGATGCAACTGGTCCACGGTCTTTACGTGTCCTATAAAATCCGTCTATTAAATTTTTTGTTTCTTTACATGCTCTACATTTTCTGTCAGTAAGGAGTAAATGTCCTAACTTTATTTGCTTATCCAAATCCATTACATGTATTCCCACATATACGAACGATCACCATATTCGTCAACATACCATCTATCACCATCATCATCAATAAAACTGCTTTCATCCAATCCATCAGATATAAATCCGAACGGAGACATATCTTGTTCTATTTGATTTTTTTGTTCCTCATAAAGACGTTTTCTTACGTCTTGGTCTGTAAGTTCTTTAAAATAATCTTGAGCAACTAACCATGCATATATTACCAAACACATTGCTAAATCATCATTGCACCCTTCTTCAGCTTCAAATGAGTTGTGTTTTTGAATAAACGTAGTTAGTTCCGAAATAATTTCATAATCATTTAAATATAACTTGTCCTCCTCAATCATAGTCTTTAAATTAAGACACCCAACTTTTTTTACTGTTTTGGACATCTTAACGCCAAGTTGAGTTTTCTTTCCAGAAAATCCCTGACCAACTATTTGCCCCGCTCTTCCTCTCATAGAGCACATGAGGAGGTTAGTATATTCCAAATCATACTGAAGAATACTAGCGACTTGATCGCCAACGTCATTTACCTCACACAAAATATACGCATTATTATATGCTGTTGCTGCTTCATGAATTATGCTTGGAAAAAGCATAGGTTTTATTTCATTATTTCTATATTTTGCAACTACCCTATGCGGAAATTGTGTTATATCAACAATAGCAAATGCAGAATAATCATTCCCAACACCTCTAGCAACGTCTACCGTTATTAAATAATCATGATTTTCTTCGGGATCAACATAAACATCTAAACCAGCACTACGTGTTTTTGGATGATCGTATACAAGGTTTCTTAGTTTACTTGGTGCAATAAGAGTATCAACAGAACCTAGAAATTCGCACTCAAATTCTACCTTAAATTGTTGATCCGAAGTGTTAGCAATTGTCTGCTTTTTCCACTCCTCATCTCTTCCAGGAACCTCGCTCCAGTGAACATCAGTAAAAATATATTCATTCTTACCTTTTTCTGCGTCATGCCACATTCGGTAGAAGTGATTCATACCATGCGGCGTTGAAACTATGATAACTTTAGTTTGTTTACCTGAAGTAATTGTTGGATATACTGATGCAAAGAAAGAGTCGGCAATGTGATTTGGTACGAAAGCAAATTCGTCCAAAAATAGAATGTTAAATGACATTCCTCGAACAGCAGATGCTGATGTGGATGCTGCTAAAATCTTAGATCCATTTTCTAATTCAAGTGAACCCTTGTTCCAAGAAATAATACCTTGCTGCATCCATTTTGGAAGATTTTCGTAAGCAGTCTGTAGTCTATCCAAAAGTTCTCTTGCAGTTGCTGCTTTGTTTGCAAGAATACCAATGTTTACGTTATCGTTGAAAACTGCATAGTGTAATAAGAAAGAAACCACAGTAGTAGACTTTCCAGTCTGGCGAGGCATCTTACAGATGTTAAATCTGTTTTCATGAAATCTTCTTACTAGTTTCTCCTGAAATGGATACATCTGAAAAGACTGCAATCCATGGTCAAGAGTTACAATTTTCACATAATTTTTTGCAAAATAAACTGGATCATCTTTACACTTAACAAATTCTAAGATTTGTTCTTGCGTAAATTCGATAGGAGTATTTGCCTTCTTGAGAAGGGGATTGCCTAAGTATACATCATTACTCATAATAAAAACCTAACTATTAATTACAATTCCATCTACGGAGTGCTTTGTTGATATTGCTATCTGGATCTCTTGACGTTTCTGCACTTGTCAATTTTGATTTCATGCCCTTCATACGGCGACAAAATGATTGTCGTCTTTCTGCTCTTTTACCTGTTGGATTTTTCTCAGTTACTGCAGTCTGCAATTTAGAACCTGGATTTTCTCTACGATATGCTTTTACTGCAGCAGGACTTAATCCATCAGTTTTATCTTTCCTATTAACTTCCTGCCAGTCTTCATCAATCTCAACTTCTTCCCCCATAGTTTTTACATAATTCCTATTTGGACCTACTTTTGCTGCATTACCACCCTGAGGTCCAAACGCTTGAATTAGTGGTTGTCCTGGTTGAATTTCTGAAACATAATGATGAACCAATCTAGAATCTGGATAGACCTTTTGTAATTCAGCAGTCAATTCAGACCTTGAAGGCAACTTTACTTGGGGGAAGAACATTTTAATGTTGTAATACTTTCCTCTCCATGAAAGAGTGACCGCAATTACGTTGCCAGTCTGTGCTTGAAGTCTAGATGCTTCATCAATTTGAGATTTAAATCCTTTAATTGGTTCTGGTTTGATTAAATCTACAACTTCAGCAAATGTATTTCCTTCAGCATCTTCGATTGTAACATCTTCTGCCTTAACACATCTGTTGTATTTTTTTCCGAACAATGTTTGTGTTCCTTTCTTTGTATAACCAGGCCAACACTTCATTTCATCTACAACTTTTTCCTCTTTTTTGAGATTTGGAAGTTCTGCTACTGAACCCAATTTTTTCGAAGCCACTTCTTTTTCTCCACCAATTCCCCTTTGAGAAAGATTTCTTATTTTTTCTCTTCTTTGTGCTGTTCTTTGTGCCTTAGAGTCAATGGTATAACTTATTGACTCTTCCATTTCACCACTACCAATGTAATCTGCAGCAGTATCAATATAATCCGCTGCTTTAGTTATTTTTGATTGAACCCATGCCTCAAGATCTCCTTCACCTTTACCAACTTTTGCCTTAAGTCTTTTTACTGCATCCTCAATTGTTTTGAGTTCTGATCTTGCCATTGAATATTCTTCATCTTTTACTGAAACCTTATCCCAGACTTTACCCCCATAAGAACATTCAGATCTTGTTTCCCTCTTATTGCACATTGGACAATATCTTTCTTCTTCATGCATTTGAGTCTCCTCCGTTTTAGTTCCCCAGTTTGCAGCACCAACTTTGCGGCATTTTACAAGTGCTCCAGAAGCATATGCACTTGGCCAAACGTCATATCTAGACTTTACTTTATGGTAGCAAGCATCTTTTTTCCCACTACCTTTACCTGGTTTGTCCTTAACTTCTTGTAAATCCATCTCTTCAGTTCTTACGTTGGTTGGTTTTGCTGCACCAGTTTTTGCTGGTTGATTTGGATCTTGTATATTTTTTCTACGTCTTGCTGCTTCTTCCTCATCTTTAGAAAGTGCTCTTTTCATTTTAGAACTACCACACTTTGGAGTTGAAGTTTGTCCAGGTTGACGAGAACATGGTTTACCTGCCCATTTACCCCCAAGTTGGACCCACCCTTTCTTTCCATCTGATGATTTTGACTTATTAAACCAATCACGAAGACCTTCATCTCCAGACTTAGTTTCTTCTTCTATATTTTTTACCCAGTCATCTGGAGTTTTATTATGTTTTTCGACAAAAGAATTGTGAAGTTCTTTTGCTGTCATATCATGTTTTTTCATAATACGACGCATAAGTTTATCTATGGAATCGTAAGAAGTATTGTTTAGTTTTTTAAGACCAACTTCAAGTTCATCAACTGCCTCATCTCCACATCCACAATGCTCTTTTACATCTTTAAATTTTTTATGATGCTTTTTAGCATCTGCCTCCATTTTTTTCAAACGAGTATAATAATCTGGAATTTCATCGAGATGTTGGAGAGCAATATCTCTTGCTAAATCATGATCCTTAGTATGTTCATGCTCAATCGGTTCTCCCATATCAAGTTGCTTTTGTATGAAAGAAACATCAAGACGATGCTTCTTTGCAATTTGTTCGACTGTTTTATGGGATTTAAGTTTGGGCATTATTCAACTGGTTTTGATTTAGTTTCTTCGCCTTTTGCTCTTTTGGATCTACC